AAAAGCCGTATTGCGTGCCCCACTGCTCTCCCATGTGGTTGTTGAGACCGTATGACCTATGCTTCCCTACGTACACACACTGCTGAATAGGGGCCGCCGCACCGGGAACCCACCCGTTACGTCTGAGATAAGCGCCAACAGCAGGTGCCAGAAGGGTCGGCTAGGAGTCCACGGGTCGAGGCTGGGAAACCTCTGGCATTAGGCAGCCACCCCCGATGGTGGGTATAGCACAAGCAATCCTATCGGCTACAGATTGCTTGTCAGGGCACTACAACCTCTGCTTCGCGAGCACGATGCCCACTTTGCTAGGTGCACCCCCGGGCGGAGTTTAACGTGGATCGCCACCACAACGCAGCATGGCTGCAAACCCGGACCCCACCTCCCAGAGGTTGGGGCTGCCTACGTACCACAGTATCGAGGATCAGGGATTACGTAGTTCAGTACCGTTCCGCTCAGAGCAGTGCTCTTTTGTACGACGATATGCGCCCACGCGTGATTGCGGCCACAGTAACGGTGCTCGCCAATGTGAAGGCAAGAACCGTACCGGGCACAACACTCACAGCATAGACGAGAAGAGCCGTATAAGAAGCACCGGCTGAGACGAAATTCGATACACCTTCCAACATATAAATAGCCGTAGAAGTTGAAGCGTTGGGCTCATACTGCAGTTGGGACACAAAGATGGTACTGTTATTGCCGGTCACTGTCATGGTGAACGTGATCATGTAATCACCGGAAGTCTGGGCGGTCATATTCAAGACGCCCGAGCCTCCGCTTGTGATCGCGAACACGTTATTGCCATCCACGGCCAGTGTACCAGGCAAGTTACTAATCGCGGAACCAGTAGATGTCCACCTCTCAGAAAGTGCACTCAACACCGAGGTGTCGGGTTTGCTAAACTCCACCTCGTAATCAACAACCAGCTCGCCCACAGGGGTCGCGCTGGCCTGATTGTAGACACCTAGGTAGAACTTCCCGAGGTCGTACATCTTAAGATCGGTCCCAACAGGATTAGATGTGGTCGCAGTTGGCGTTCCACAATAATACCATCCACCCATCGGCTTGCAGTTGGCGTTCAGCTTGTTCCAGACATTTCCCCGAACCGCCCCATCGTACCCACTCAACACCTGCTTGTTCAAGGGGGGCTGGTCAGTAGCGTCGTAGTCAAACGCCGCAACAATCATTCCTGATGTTGAAGAGCTACACGTTGGCGTGTAGCTTATGACCAGCCGCCTGAACCGGTAGAGCTCATACCCGGTTGCAATCCTTGATAGCCAGGGGAAGGTGGTTGGGTTGGACGGGTTGAGAGAGAGGGAGACGACAGGCCCCGCAGTACCGGGTTGGCCCGCAGTAACGTCGGTGACATACTCTCGGTTCGAGAATCGGACCGAGCCACGAGTTCCTCCAACGAGCGCTGGACCCTGGGCGATATACCCGGCACTAACAGCCGTAGGAGCGCCTCCTCCATCCTGTCTAGATCTTTGTCGTCGCTGTCGCCGACGCGCCGACTTCGTCTGGCCATTGCCAGAAGGGCCACCCCTATTATTGCCAGGAGCGGCAGAATTATTTGACTTATTGCCTGCCATGTTTCGTTCATTCGTTGTTTCACGGGATGCCGCCAACGAAGCGGGACTGTCCATCCATGTGTACCGGTGGCCGGCGCCGTGCAGTCTCTTGGCATTTTGGTTAGCACGGAATTATTAAGGTTACCCACCGTTTTGGGCCATTTAAACACATGAACCCCGTTACAATTAGGTATTGTGGCCCGACAGTTTAACGACTTGTCGAGGTCGCACCCCAGCTACAGACTTACTTCCAGATCCTCAGCCTCCCACATCCAGGCCTGTACGTCGACCGGACAAGGCATTTGCTTTGGCTCATCGAAGGAGAATTCCCATTCATCAAGAGCCTCCTCCCAACGCATTTGTTCATCTACGTCAATTCCAAATGCCAATGAGAAACTCAACCTGGTTTCGTCTGCGACTGGCGCAGCTGTCACCACAGGTATTTTACTCAGCCACGTCTTCCCGAGTTCGCGCCTAAGGCGATAAATAAGTTGCTCGGCTTGGTCCAACTTCACTTGCCTAGTCGTCTTGGCATTACGCATGATCGCGTGCGCGAAGCTGGATAGGACAGGCACGCCGTCATTCAGTATAGCTTCACACATCCCTATGGTGTTGGCTAGTGCGCGTCTGGAATCCTCAGTCCTCATCTGTAGCCACTTGTTGCCGACAAGGGCGCCAGACATGACTTTAGCGGGATTCCTAATGAACTTCCACACACCATCTACACACACGGGTTGCGATTGACACCACTCAATCTTCTCGAAAATGTCAGTGTGACTCTCAATCTTAAGTGTCATGCCAAGATCGGCAAAATGCTCCTCCAAGGGCGACTTTCCAGCTGATAGGAATTGGCCAAGATCGGCCCTCTCAACTATCAGTAGAATATCATCACCATCGTCCAAGCAATCCCACTTGATCTTCCTGTCAACGAAGAACGAAGCTAGCATACACACCATCAGCACACAATTACCCAGCGCTGTGTTCATGTCTCCTGACATGCGCTTTCCTAGCGTGCGATAGCGGATGCCACGCGAAGTGGTTACACTATTGTTGAGCTGCCACGTGAGCATCTCGAGAAAGACCGGGTCGTTGCACATTTGGGCATAAAGGCCATGCTCGCAGAGTAAATGCCAATAACTGACATGTTGATCGAACCTGCTTGCATCCAAACTCAGAGCAACAGGGTCATCGAATCTCTCCCATTTCTCCCGGAGAAGCGATGCCCGCTGAGCCTGGTTAAGACCCTTCCCAATGACCCGACTAGGTGGCAATCCATTTAAACGATTTCCACGCAGCTGGTACACCTTCTCTTCAATGGGCTTGAGGTAGGTCGCCAGCTTAATGGCGTAAATGGGATCACGATACTGAATGGCTCGGGGATCTGGATTCTTCTTTTGATCCCCGAGCAGAAACTTGATTTTCTCGCACTTGATGAACATTTTGACTGCTGCGTTATTACGCGTGAGGCCGTAGGCGCGTAGTTTGTCGGCGGCCTCTGCATATCGTATCCGCTTGGGTCCGTGATAGTGGTCCACGGCACGTTCCAAGGTCCAGGTCGCAACGGGTCCAAGGCTACGCCCAACCTTTCGCATCAAAGACGCGAGTCGGGTCATTGCCTGTTTAGTGGGTACAGGAACCTCCCCACAAACCCTATTGCTTATAGACACATACTGATTATGCATACAGTCATGGTGGGCGAAGACCTTGTATATAATTGGCAGATCGGGCACTGCCATATACCCTATCCTTCGCCCATGTTGGCACCCCTCGTCAACGGGCTGGCGGTTGGAGAGCGTGCAACCGACGGCAAGTCTCTTTCGAGCCTTATCGCCGGCGCACACCGCCACCCGTTCGACTGGGCACCCCTACCTCACAGGTATCTTTCGCCTCCTCCAAAAGAGCTTGCCCAACAGTCCTGTGTTGGGTAGTTCTCCTTTGGTGGCGAACTCATGAAGCTTGTGTGTCTGTGTGATGTTGCCATCCACTGTCAAAAGGGCCTCAGATTGCCAGGCCCCCACAACAAACTTCTCACCGGCGTTCATGCGTTGTAGCATGGCCATGCCCCTTATGATCTGGGCCGTCCTTGTGAGAGAATCCCACAAAGGACGTTCGGAGCGTATCCAGGTCTCGGCTTTTGACTTGAGCTCGGACCACTTCATCACTGTTCTTTGCACAAATAGTGCCTTGAGAACCAAATAGCAATAAAGGTCAACATCTAACTCAAACTCACTAGCCTCACGACGGAGTTCTCCTTGCAGCTGGTCTGCGGTTGGACGAAACTGGGGTCCCCCTGTTGGCACGGGGGTTGGTGGATCATATTTGCCTGGGGCGTACCCATCGGGCATCATAGATCTGGGCTCCGCTTTCGACAGGAGCCCCGCCAGTCTCACCAGAGGCCTTGTGGAACCTGGTTCAAATGATGGGGGGGCCGGTGCGCTTCTCAATAGCTCCACCCGCCCCTTTAGCCCACCATCGACCAGGACCATAGTGGTCTCTGGCACACCAACACTACGATCAAGTGTGGTGCTCATCGCATCTGCAAGTTGTTCCTCCCACGTGGGGGGCGGGACCTCTTTGAGCCGCTCTAAGCGTCGCTCATAATCGGCCTGTTCCACCTCCCACGCTACCTGGGCCGCACCCTCTTGTGGCACGCCGGTGCCGGCCTCCACGGCTCGGACACTGTTTGGTAGGCCAACACTCTCATGATCAGCGACTTGAGTGTTGGGTTCCTCATTATCGAGTAATGCGAACCGGTTTGTCAACACCGGCCCAGGGTCAGGACGCACCCTGACCCTCCTCTCCTGCATTTGACGCAGTCTACGCGAGAGGGTCACCCGCGCGGTCACACCCCTCGCTAGGGTGCGATTCAACACGAGCTTAACTAGAGGATTGTAGTATCCCCCCGGACTTGTATAACCAGACCGGCCTCCTGGTGGCGACTTCATTAAACG